GCTGTAACAGATTGTCGCCAAGGATTTGTATTTGGTGAAAATACAGACGGAACAACTCCCGGACAACAATATGGTCCAAGATACACACAAATCTCTAGAGCTAAGTTTAATAACATTAAACAACATGCCTTAATTATTCATCGCGGTAACAACAACACTATCCGTGATTGGAAACTAGTTGACGTTGGTAACAATGGTTCAGGAGTGTACTTTCCAGAATACCCGCAAATTTACTTTGGTGAAGTTGGCAATGCATGTTTGAATGTGCAATCTGATAGAGAAGAAACACTATCGTCAAATTCATTTACAGTTAACCTTACATTGAGTCAACCAATCACTGCATTTAAAAATGATAAGATTAAACAAACCACAACCAATGTACAAGGTACATTGAAACAAAACTATACATCAGCTTCAAACATTACAATTGTTACTCGTTACACAACACCATTTAATAACTTTAGTAATTTGTCAATTGATCCAGTAAGTACAGTTGGCATTGACTTTAATGCCACTCCCGGTAACTTAACAACGATTGCTATCACATCAGCAACTACTACTGAGTTTATTACCTCTGACTCAACTGATGACTTGTTGGTTGGAACTGCTATTCAATTTACCGGTTCAATTGGCGGGATCACTGCTGGCACAACATACTATGTACAAAGCATTAGTGGTAGTACAAACTTTTCAATTGCCAATACGCTAGGCGGCGCCCGTAGAAATTTAACAGCATCGTCTGGAACATCAATTGCATCCTTTAATCCAACTACCCACCCAACTGCGGTAAGTGAACTAGTGCTAATTCCATACATTCCAGAAGTGTCTGGCTATGGTACATATACGTCATATGCTACTCGTCAAATACAAGTTGGCTACATTACTAGTCCGTCACTGTTGTTCACACTACCAGTATCAACCGGAGCATCCGGCACGCCTACTAGAACTATCAGTTATAAAATTGAATACGTGTATCGAAGCACAAATAACAATTTTAGTAGAAGAGGCCAAATAACACTAGTAGTTGATATAGATGCAAGTATAGCGGCCAATGCAACCAAAGCTCAATTAACAGACGAATACAATGTGACTGGTATTAGCGATGAGAACGCATTGAAGCTTGATATCTCTGCGGTGCTGTTGAATGAAGTTGGGAACCCATTAGGCGGTGTTGGCGATATTCCAACAAGCATTGCTATCCAATATTCAAATACATTAACAACCCCAGCTGTATCAAATTCAGACTCGGGTGTATTTTCATACTCATATATTGCTAACTTTTAAAATTGGCAGTATTATTATTGCTCAAGTCATTTGACTTATTTGATAACTGCGCATATAATTTAATATGCTACCGTGATAAGATTTTCGCCACTATAAAACCAATCGATTACTACGCGAAATCGACGCCGCAGACGTTGAGTGCCAGGATGTTTTCAACGATTGAGTAGTGGTACTAAATACTTCCTAGACAATAGTAGTACAGCCATTTATAATAAAGAGCGACACATGAGATGAATAAAATTACAGTTATAAAAAGAAACGGAAACAGAGAATCACTTGCAGTAGAGAAATGGCAAGCTCAAATAGCAAAAGTATGTGCAGGAATTGCAGATGTCAGTCAGAGTATGATTGAAATCAAAAGTCAACCGCATTTTTATGACGGCATAACAACACAAGAAATTGACGGAATTACACTTCGAGCAATAGTCGACCTTATCGACGTAGAATCAAATCCCGATGTAGGTCATACCAATTACCAATTTGTTGCAGGCAAACAACGATTATCAATGTTGAGAAAAGATGTGTATGGATCATATCAAGTTCCGCACCTTTATGAGATAGTGAAGACAAATGTTGCTACTGGATTGTATACTAACGAGCTATTAGAGTGGTACACAGAAGAAGACTGGAACCGAATGAACGACATGCTCGAACACGAAAAAGACGAGCAATATGGTTATGCGGCCATTGAACAATTAATAGAGAAGTACTTGGTTAAAAATCGTAGTACAAAACAAACATATGAAACTCCACAGATTAGATATATGGTTGCGGCGGCCACTGTGTTCCATAAAGAAGAACCTAACTCAGCTCGTATGCGATTTATCAAAGAGTATTACCAAGCGGCTTCAGACGGTCTCTTTACTCTTGCTACTCCTGTACTTGCTGGACTCGGCACTCCTACAAAGCAATTTTCGAGTTGTGTTCTTATACGTAGCGATGATGACTTGGATAGTATATTTGCTTCAGGAGAAATGATGGCCAAGTATGCCAGCAAACGTGCTGGCATTGGCTTAGAGATTGGACGACTACGTCCACTAGGTAGTCCCATCCGTGGCGGAGAGATCATGCACACAGGTATGATACCATTCCTGAAGAAATGGTTTGGCGATTTGCGATCATGTTCACAAGGAGGTATCCGTAATGCTAGTGCTACTGTATTCTATCCTATTTGGCATCATCAGTTTGATGACCTTATTGTACTTAAGAACAACCAAGGAACAGAAGAAACCCGAGTCCGTCATATGGATTATGGGGTTGTGCTTAGTGCCTTCTTCTGGAGAAGATTTAAAAACAAAGAAGACATAACATTCTTTGACCCCAATGAAGTACCAGATTTGTATGAAGCGTTCTATCAAAATACAGAACGCTTCGAAGAGCTATATGTAAAATACGAAAAGCGTAAAGACCTACGCACTAAGACAATGAGTGCTGAAGAAGTATTCAAGTCAGGCATATTAAAAGAGAGAACTGATACAGGTCGTATCTATTTGGTGTTCATTGACAATGTCATGAACCAAGGCCCATTTGATCCAGAGTACCATACGATTTATCAAAGTAACTTGTGCTGTGAAATCCTATTACCAACTAAGTCATTCAAACGTCTTGATGATGCAGAGGGACGCATTGCGTTATGTACACTAGGATCTATCAATTGGGGTGCATTCCGTAACCCAGAAGACATGCGCCGTGCTTGCCGTATTCTACACCGTAGCCTTAACAACATACTTGATTATCAAGACTTTCTAAGCATACAATCCAAACTAAGCAACGATGAAATCCGTCCACTAGGCATTGGCATCACAAATCTAGCCTACTGGCATGCCAAGCGTAGTTTAAAGTACGGTGAGAAAGACGCACTGGGTGAAGTTAAATCTTGGATGGAGCATCAAGCATTTTACCTAACAGAAGCAAGTGTTGAGCTTGCTAAAGAACGAGGTGCTTGCTTGGGTTCTGAGCATACTCGTTATGGTAAAGGTACGTTCCCCTGGGAATTACGTGCCAAGGGTGTTAACGAGCTTGCAAACTTCACTCCCGAACTTGATTGGGAAACACTACGCACTAACATGAAAGAGTATGGAGTTCGCAATGCTACACAAATGGCTGTTGCCCCTGTTGAATCTAGTAGTGTTGTTATTAACAGTACTAATGGTATTGAAATGCCTATGAGTTTGATTAGTACTAAAGAATCAAAAGCAGGATCGTTTGTACAAGTAGTGCCAGAATACCATAAACTAAAAAACAAATATCAGCTCATGTGGGAACAAAAAGATTGTGATGGTTATTTAAAGACTGCGGCAATCATTGCGGCGTATACCGACCAATCAATTAGCACTAACACATTCTACAATCCAGCACACTGGGCAGATCGTAAAGTTCCAACTACATTGATTGCTAGAAACTTGATGCAAGCACACATGTGGGGATTGAAAACATTCTACTATAGTTTGATTAACAAGCAAGGTAGTAAGGCAATTGCAGAACCAACACCCGAACAAACACATATAAATGGAGTTCAAGTAAACGGATTTCATTATGAAGATTTAGAAGACGACTGTGAGGCATGTAAACTATGAGTTATTCCGAAAAAGTTATTGACCATTATGAAAATCCAAGAAATGTAGGCTCATTTGCTAAAGATGATCCTACCGTAGGCACAGGCATGGTAGGCGCCCCTGCTTGCGGTGATGTAATGAAACTACAGATAAAGGTAGACGATGATACAGGTATTATTACAGATGCAAAATTTAAAACGTATGGCTGCGGATCGGCTATCGCGAGTTCGAGCCTCGTTACAGAATGGCTCAAGGGAAAAACCCTCGACGAAGCCGGAACAATCAAAAACAAAGAAATAGCAGAAGAACTGGCTCTTCCTCCGGTTAAAATACATTGTAGTATATTGGCAGAAGATGCTATCAAGGCGGCAGTGAATGATTACCGTAACCGACACAGCCAGTAACCGAATTAAACAAACATTAGCTAAACGTGGTAAGGGCGTTGGTATTAGGATTGGTGTGAAAACTACCGGTTGCTCTGGATTAGCTTATGTGTTAGAATATGTAGATAGTTACGAAGCCGAAGTAGGAGTGACTAATTTTGCACACGACGGGTTTGTTGTGCTAGTAGATGCCAAAAGTCTAGCCTATCTAGACGGGTTGACTATGGATTGGGTACGTAATGGACTTAATGAAGGCTTTGATTTTGTCAATCCTAACGAGCGTGACCGTTGCGGCTGTGGTGAAAGTTTTAGAGTATAGGGATAATAATGTTAGAAACTTGTTGTGATATTTTAGTAGACGCTTACAAGCGTAATTGGATTACTAGTAGAGATGGTAACATTTCTATACGCCATCATGACCGTGATCATTTTTATGTAACACCAAGTGGTGTGCGTAAACAACAGATGCAACCAGAGATGTTCAAGAAGATTAAAATCTGGAGAACAATTAACAGTGGTGTTGGCAATGGTGCTTTTAACTATAATTGGGAAGTCATTGAACAAACAGACTTATCAGGCAACTTGGAACCTAGTGGTGAGATGCCTTTGCATTTTGGACTACAGAAAGAATTAGGACAGCACAAAGACGATGTGCGGGTAGTTGTACACGTTCATCCAACTTACTGCATTGCGGCCATGCATGCCGGCATCGACTTGGGCACTGTCAGTGATAGTTTTCCCGAACTTAATCGTTATACTAAAGTAGCATCTAATGTGGGAGACGTTGCTCCGATCAGTGAAGAATTGGGCGAAGCGTGTCATCGTAACTTGGGACTTGACCGCGAAGGTAACATCAAGTTTGATATAGTAGGAATCAAAGGACACGGTGTAGTAGCCATTGGTAACACTCCTTGGCGTGCCTATGAGCACATAGAAAGATTAGAACACATTTGCAAGATAGTACTTGCATCAGGAAAATATTAAAATGAGTAAACAACAATATAATTTAACAACAAAGACAGACTATCTTAATCGCAAAATGTTTCTGGATCCTGCAGGTCCAGTAACCATACAACGATTCGAAGAAGTCAAGTATAAAAAGATCGCAGATTTTGAAGCAACGGCACGTGGTTTCTTTTGGCAACCAGAAGAGATTAGCCTAACGAAAGATTCAAATGACTTTAAGGATGCCAGTGATGCGGTCAAGCACATCTTTACTAGCAACTTGCTACGCCAGACCGCATTAGATAGTTTACAGGGACGTGGCCCAAGCCAAATCTTTATGCCAGTAATTAGCTTGCCTGAACTAGAAGCATTAGTTTATAACTGGACGTTCTTTGAAACTAACATTCACAGCAAGAGTTATAGCCACATTATCCGTAACATCTACAATGTACCTAAGGATGTGTTTAATACAATCCATGACACTAAAGAAATTGTAGAAATGGCTTCAAGCGTTGGCAACTACTACGAAGCATTACATATGGTCAACTGTCGTAAACAACTAGGCGAAGCAGTTACTGAAAAAGAACATGTTAAAGCAATCTACCTGGCACTTCACGCCAGTTATGCTCTAGAAGCGTTCCGCTTTATGGTTAGCTTTGCTACAAGTTTGGCCATGGTAGAGAATAAAATCTTTATCGGTAATGGCAATATTATCAGTTTGATTCTACAAGACGAACTGCTACACAAGGGCTGGACTGCTTACTTGATCAATCAAGTGGTTAAAGAAGACCCCAGGTTCGCTGAAGCTCGAGACGAATGTCAAGCAGAAGTATATGCATTGTACATGGATGTCATTCGTGAAGAGAAGGACTGGGCAACTTATTTGTTTAACAAAGGACCAGTGATTGGTTTGAATGCTAATATTTTAAAAGACTTTGTGGACTATACAGCAGTGGGCGCACTTAAAGATATTGGCATCAAATACAATAACCCTGCTCCAAAGTCAACTCCTATTCCTTGGTTCAACAAACACGTTGATACCAGCAAGAAACAAACTGCACTACAGGAAAGTGAATCAACCAATTACGTTATTGGAGTCATGGGTGATGCTATTGACTACAATGAGTTACCAGCATTATAAGAGAGAAATATGATTACAGTTTACAGTAAAAATAATTGCCCATTTTGCGATAGAGCAATGGCATTATTAGAAAGCAAAGAAATTCCATTTAAAGTTATTAAAATGGAAGACGAACCAAGCGCACGTGAGTTCCTAACGGAGCAAGGGTTGCGTAGCGTTCCACAGATTTTCAAGGACGGCGTTCTCCTACCAGGAGGCTATCAAGGCCTAGCTGGCAAAGACGAAGAATTTTTTAACACACTCAAAGGATAAACATGTTAATTGACAAAGGCGTATGCGAAGGTGAAGTAGTCACCTTTAAACTAACAAGCGGTGAAGAGCTAGTTGCTAAACTAATAGAAGATGGTGCTCTTTATTATAAACTAAGCCGTCCAATGGTTATTGGTATGGGCGAAAAGGGCCCGGGCTTAATGCCTTACTTGTTTACAGTACATCCAGACAAAGAAGTTAAATTGTCAAAATCCACAGTTACAGTAGCAGAAGCAACTGACAAGCAATTCGCTAAACAATTTATCGAATCAACATCGGGCATTAAGCTGATATAAATATTAATTTAGGAGATATGACATGCCAAGTGTAGTAACCATGACAGGGCCTGGAACGGCTACAGTAACCGACGATGCAGCCGTTGCTATCTTTAACCAAACACTAGCACAACAGGCTGCTTTTAATTCTATTATTTTGCAAATTGGTAACACTGAAGCACCCGGCACACTACTTGCTATTTTATCTGGTATTAACAGTAGTCTTGCTAATATTGCCGATGCTGATAAATTGATTGCTAAAAAACTTAGCGATCTTAATGTTTCCACAGGATCAGTAGCAGTCGCACAATCGTCGCTAACTGCGGTAACAGCAATGGCCGCCGCAAGTCAGATTGAGCAGAATAACTTTCAAAAGCAGGCCACACTGGACGCATTAAAACGTGCAGACTTGCCTGAGCCAGTACTGCCTACACTACCTGCACAAATAAAAACCAGCGTGATCAATGGCATATCACTTAACCAAGCCGCAGTTGTAGGTGGCATAGTCACAGACTATATCACAACTAATACAGCGGCGCTAGGTACTTGGATTGCCGGGACTAAAGCATATACTACCGTTGCAGGTTGGTTATCTGATGCCGCTGACTCAATTCTTGGAGTGTTGCCACCTAGTGTATCATCACTGTTTGCCAAAGCCAAGGGCGGATCTTCTGCATAATGGCTTACGGTCAAAAACAAGTTTTTGTTGCTAGTCCACAACCCGGTACAAGTAATCAACCTTATTCAATTGGGCCGTTGCCTCCGTTTGTTCCAGTTCAAGTTACCGTTACTAACGATTATGCCGCTAGAATTGAAGCTGAGGCTTTGGTGTTATCTTCATTGATTGCCAGTTTAATGCTACAATTAGGAAACGGTGTAACCCCATTAACTATAGCTGGAGTATTGTCTGGAGTTAATGACAGTCTAGCAAGCATGGCTGATAGGAAAAAAGAAATAGCAAAGTTTTTAAGCGACCTTAATATCGCAACTGGAAGTGTTGCCACTACTAAATCTACACACGGTGCAACATTAACAATAGCTGCCGCAAGTCAAATAGAAATTAATAATTTTTATCAGGCGGCCTCACCCGATAAGCCAGTTATGAAACCGCTAGACGACCAATTCAAAACTGCTATAATAAACGGTAACTTAATACAATCAGCTTCTAGAGCTTCTGGATTAGCAATTGGATTTGTTAGCAGTAGTGTTGCCGAAGTGGGAACTTGGATAACAGGATCTAATGCATACAAAACTGTGGCCAAATGGATATCAGACTCTATCGATACTATCGGTGCGCAAATTAGCTCGTCTGCTCAATCTCTATGGGCTAAGATAAAAGGCGGCTTATAGTATGGCAAAGAAAGGCGTAGGTCGAATTAATATAGATCATGCAGGTGGATTGATTGCAACCGGCGCAGATTCAGTACAAGTTAATAATAGAGCAACTGCTGTGATAAACGGTAGTACAATTGGCGGCCCTCCAAATGCTGGCGATGTCATAGTTAGTACTCCGTCAATGAAAGTATTCGCTGAAAATCAGCCAGTGGCAGTGGTGGGATCAGTAACCGCAAAAGGTTTTACAATTGGTCTAGCTAGTTCAAACGTATTTGCCGGCCCTTAATCAAAAAGATTGACAACACACATTACATCTGCTAAATTAGTAGTAGAGTAAAAATTACTCACCATTAAAGGAGAATTAAAAATGGCTAATAGATATCAAGAATTCACAGCGTTAGTAGAGGCAATGGAAGGCGACTTTGAAAAGTTTTACGATAAGGAAGTTGGTGCCGCTGGTACTCGCGTTCGTAAGCATTGCCAAGAATTGGCCAAGTTATGTAAAGACATTCGTAACGATGTTACAGCAACTAAAAACGCTCGTAAACCAGCTGTTAAATAAATGCTGAATGAAAAAGTTCTATCCTTACACTATACTAGATCGTAGTCAGTTTAATCACGAACTAATTCCAATTGCTGGTATAACAGAACGGATAGAGTTTTTTTACAAATATAAGAGAACAACAGAAAATTTATATATAGGTGACATTGATAAGAGTCATTTGTTATTGAGAGATTCTGTTGATCTGTTAAATCCTATAAAGCAATTTTTTCAGGCTAAACATTATCTCCAAGATAATTCTAAATCCGCAGGTACCAACCATGTGTTTCCTAAAATATGTTGGCTAGCCTATTCTTTTTTAAAGAACGGATTTACTCACCCGATAGCTGTTCATTACAATCCAAGAATACAACAAAATGTAGTACACCCGGGTACAGCTCGTGGCCATATTATAAAACTATTCCACAACACCACGCCAATAAACTGTTTATATTTCAATACAGGCGGCGTTGATTTTGATTTTCTCAAGTCGATGCAACTGTTTGATAAAGACAAGTTGTTAGAAAATAATACGTTAGAATTTCAATTAGTAGCAGATCACTGTTCAATAATTCCACACATTAATCTCGATGCGTTTTCCGTAAGTCCTAATACATCAACATGGCAACAGTTTATACATCAGCGACTTCAGAGTTCGTCTTTTACTGTATTTTCTAATATTGATGTTCTTAAGCCTTGGTACACTAGCGAAAAAGATGCAAGCATACAAATATATTTTAACAACGAATCATTGATACAAGATATGCCCGGCCTAATATGCAAAGCTCTAATTTTAGCAATAATTGGTAAATCATTTGCATCAGACACTTTAATAGTCAATCATAAGGTCAAAGTTGATCCGCCTAAAACGGTGATAACATGATTTCAATTTTTATTGGGTATGATACCAATGAGACAATAGCATATCATGTATGCTCTAACAGCATAATTAGACATGCTACAAAACCTATTAACATCATTCCGTTGTCTTTAACATTATTGGCAAACTACGTAGAAACCCACACTGACGGTAGCAATGAGTTTGTATATACTAGATTTTTAGTTCCAAACTTAATGAATTATAAAGGTTGGGCTATTTTTATTGACGGTGACATGGTGTTACAAGATGATATTGATAAACTATGGAATTTAAAAGACGAATCAAAAGCAGTAATGGTAGTCAAACACAATTATAAAACTAAACAATCTCAAAAATATCTAGGAGCAAAGAACGAAGACTATCCTAGAAAAAATTGGAGTAGCGTTATACTTTGGAATTGCGGCCACATTGCTAATCGAGTGATAACTCCTGAATTTATTCAAACAGCAACTGGGCCGGAAGTGCATCGATTTAGTTGGTTAGCTGATGATCTAATTGGCGAGCTTCCGATAGAATGGAATTGGTTAGCAGATGAGTTTGGATCCAACAAAGCCGCCAAATTAATCCACTACACATTGGGAACGCCTTGCTTTGAAGAGTTCAAAAACACACCGATGAGTGAAGTTTGGCATAACGAAAAAATACTGGTTGACAAATACCAAAAGTAATTATATAATAGTCCTATGTTCGATATCTTAGGATAAAATTATGAGTATGCATTTAGAAGGGCCGTGGCTCAGTACCACTGGCAAGAAAAAAGGTAAAAAGAAATTCGCTTCCGCTGATCACGCAAGGAAGGCTCGTGAGCAAGAAGAAAGTTGGAAAGAATTTCAAAAGCGTTGGGGCATTGAAGCTGAAGAAAAGAAACGCAAACGTGCTATGACTAGTGAAGTTTGGAAACCGGATAACAAACCATACAGTAGATACGGTACCGATGTCAAACATCCAAGTTTACCATTTAGTGGTGGAGCATGTACTGTTAAGCCCCCAAAAGTTTATACAGGTACCATGGTAAAAGGCATTGCTACCATGCATAAGAGTAATGCAGTGCCAGTGTTTAGTGATGAACAGGCAGTAGATATTTCTCGAATGCGGAGATAACTGATGCTAAGTATAAAGTAGTAGTTATTCAGGAGTATTTTTTGGATAATTACTTATTGTACCTCATAGGTTTGGGGTACCAAAAGCAGTGAGGCTTTTAACGCACAAGGAGATGTATCAGAGCCATATTTTATAATGACGGAACTAGCGATTTCGTGATCCAGCGTAAAGGAGAAAAACATATGATACGCATTATCAAAACAATAGTCTTTATTTTAGCAATGGTGCTAGTAGGACTAGCAGGGTATAAGGCAGTTAATTACAAACTGGATACCCTAAAAACAGCTCGCCAATATGCGAGTCCGGTTACAGCAGAATTAAGACAGAAACAACTAGACTGTCTAGCTCGTAACATATACTATGAAGCAGGTTACGAACCTTTTGAAGGCAAGGTCGCAGTAGCCCAAGTTACAATCAACAGAGCAGAAAGTGGGCAATTTCCCAGTGACATTTGCCAAGTAGTATACCAAAAGAATATAGTATACGAAAAAGTATTATGCCAGTTCAGCTGGTACTGTGAAACTGCAACATTAAAGAAACCAATGAATGGTGCAGTATACACAGAAAGTATGGAAGTAGCAAAGAAAGTTCTATTAGAGGGCTTTAGATTACCTTCCATTAAAAACGCACTTTACTTTCACGGGGACTATATCAATCCAAAGTGGAATAAAGAAAAAGTAGCTAAAGTTGGTCGACATATTTTTTACAAATGAGGATTAAAATGAATACATCACAATTTAAGAAATATACACAGGATTTATTTAATTTAGATCTTTGGGTTAAAAACATTAAAGAACATGCACCGCAAATTAGTGCAGAAACCGCAGGATGGATTGCTGTAGTGCTATTGCACTTAGCAACAATCCCCACAATGATTGCTGTTATGACTGGATTAACAGAGAAAATGCCACCAGTTGACATGGTCTTGTTTAGCTGGCTAGGTTTGTTCTTATTTTTTGTTAAAGCAACAATTCAAAAGGATTTACTCAATATCGTAACAATCGGGCTTGGATTTTTTGTCCAAGCAAGTTTACTTGCTTTAATTGTGTTTAAGTAGTCAAAAAGATTGTAAAGTGAAACCCTGTTAGTATATAATCAGCTAACAGGTGTTTTACTGATAAATATAAGATATTAAGGAGCATACAATGCCATCAGGATTCCAACAAGATTCAAACCAATTACAACCAAACTTCTATAGAGTAGCGATCGATACTAGCTCAGCTACCTATTACCCAACTGCTGACGGTAATACCAACGGTGGTATTACTTCAAACGGCTGGGACGCACTTGCAACTGCACCAACCACACTAGTCAAGGGTAAAGCCCGTGCTAGGGGTAATATGCGTTTCCGCAACATTATCAACGCCTTAACAGGATTAACCGACTGCCAGATTTTAGATGTTACTATGGCAGGCGAAACTGTAGGCGATGACCAAGCTACATCATGTACGTTCACAGTTAAATTTGAGCGCGATGCATACATTCCAACTACTGGAACTGATATTGCCGGTGGATCAATTACTACAAAAGCACTATACGTTAAAAACACAGTTGCTAATGCAATTCGTCAAGAAACATCAGCTTCATGTAGAGTATATGATCCAACTACTGCTGAAGGTACACAACTAAGCCTTACAGTCTCAGCCGCCAGTACAGCTACCAATACACTTGGTACTGTTACTGTTTCATTAATTGATACTGTCACTGTAATTAACGCTTAATAATGATTTTAGCCTGGTTATTACTACTTACTGGTCTCACCATTTCTGTAGTCGCAATTTACTACTCTGTAGTAGGTTTGACTGCTATCTTTTCCGCGGCAGTCATTCCTATCATTGTAATGGGATCAGCCCTAGAGGTTGGCAAACTAGTATGTGCTAGCTGGCTTAAAGCCAATTGGGAACGTGCTCCTGCTTACATGAAGTATTACATGATTTTGGCAGTGGCTATTCTCATGCTTATTACTAGTATGGGTATTTTTGGATTCCTTTCCAAAGCACACAACGACCAAAATCTAGTCAGTGGTGATGTCCAAAGTAAGATTGCCATATACGACGAAAAAATTAAAACAGAACGAGAAAACATTGAAGCCAATCGTAAAGCACTCAAGCAAATGGATGCTACGATTGACGAAACGATTGCTCGTAGTAAAACAGATCAAGGTGCTGTTAATGCCAATGCTATGCGTCAGCGACAGTCTAAAGAAAGAACTCAAATACAGGCTGACATTGCTAAATCTCAAAAGTCAATTGTTGCCTTAAATGAAGAACGTTCTCCAATTGCCGCAGAAGTTCGAAAAGTAGAAGCTGAAGTAGGACCAATCAAATACATTGCCAAATTCATCTACGGTGATCATGGCGCAGATGAAAACATGTTGGAAAAAGCAGTAACATGGATCATCATAATGATTGTTGTTGTATTTGATCCGTTAGCAGTTATCATGTTGCTGGCCGCACAAATGACATTTGGCTGGCGTAAAGAAGAATCTAAAGATGGTGCATTACTAGTAGATAAAGATAATACTATAGTAGGCATTGTTCCTCCTATTATTCAAGAACCAAACACAGAAATTAAACAAACACACACAGAAGAAGTTCCAAGCGAAACACCGTCGACTGCACTAGGAGGTGATATAACAGCGCCGGAGGAACCTGTAGAAGAAGTACCTACAGAGTCAGAGCTAGAAAAATGGAATACAATGATAGAAGAAGCTGAGAAAGCAGTTGAGGCTGAAAAAATTGAAGCTGAACTTAATAGGGGTGAACACCTTTTAAAAGTAGAAGCCGATGCCCAACTACCTATTGCTAACGATACACCGGCAAAAACAATTTCACTAGCTGAACTATGGGGCCAGGAAGACGAGTCTAAAAAAAAGACTTACATGATCAAGAACCCGGACGGACAGTTGCAAGTGAAGACACGGGAGTAATAGGATACGTACAAAATGCCGAGCAAGGTGCTGATACACTTTGGGCAAGAATACAAGATCGAAGTTCAGTTGATATATTCAAACCAATGGATCGTCTTTACATAGAGTTTGATAAAGATCGATTTGAAGGTATAGATGCATCACAGGAATTAGAGATAGATCGATTTATTAAAGCTATACAAGATGGTACACATAAGTTTGACGACTATGGGCCATCAGACATCGAATACTTTGCAAGCAGGATATATGAACTTAGGAAAAATAACAGTAATAACACCGCCGGATAAACTATTCAATTTGAATTTAAGTTATCTGTTAGTTAAGCCATCGATATATGTAAAACAACAGTTTCAAGCAATATTGAGTAAAAGCATAGATGATTTAAACATATTCATGTACGAGCATGAAGAAACTGATATTAGTTGGATGTTAAGTGTTTCACAGCAGGTAGATGTGGTAATAGTAGATGTTGATAACTGTGATCCAATCACAAGACAGTTTATCACATTTCTAATAGCACAACCAAATGCATACTATATAACTAGTGATGAAATTACACCATATAATTTAATTTCAAAAAACAGGATTTATAACCTGGACAGTATTGTTGAACAACTTACTGACCCAGAAGATGATGAGGACTCAGATGAATCAGAAGAGTAAAGGTACAGGTATTACCGTTAGAGATAACGAGAATATTAATCAAGCACTACGCCGTTTCAAACGTAAAGTTGAAGATGCAGGCATTTTAGACGACCTACGTGCGAAAGAGTTTTACGAGAAACCAACAACTGCTCGTAAACGTGCCAAAGGTGCGGCCAAAGCACGTTGGCGCAAGAAGCTCGAAAAAGAGAGTTTACCAAAGAAAATGTATTGACATTGCGTTATATCTGTGTTATACTTTAAGTTCACAATAAAGAAAGAACTTAAATGGCGAATACAGATGTAATGATCGATTTAGAAACTCTAAATACTACACCAGATTCAACTATCCTTACAATTGGTGCAGTAAAGTTTGATCCGTTTGGAAAAGAACTACAAGAACCTAAAATGGATAGTTTTTACTGTCGAGTAGATGTTGATAGCTGTGACAGGATTGGGTTAACAACAAGTGACGATACCATTGCATGGTGGGCTCAACAAAGTAAAGAAGCGCAAGAAGCCGCTTTTGATCCCAATGATAGAATTGATATAGAAGAAGCATTTGCTCGCCTGTACAAATTCTGCTGGGGCGCAAAACGTGTTTGGAGTAATGGCAGTTGTTTTGACATTATCATTTGCGAACATGTTTTCCGTAAAATTAATCGTGCTGTTCCTTGGAAGTTTTGGGAAGTGCGTGATGTACGCACAGCATTTGATTTGGGTATCAATCCACTGCGTCCACCAGTTACAGCACACCATGCGTTAGAAGATGCGTGGAATCAAGCAGTAGGTATTCAAAATGTATACAACACATTGCGTACCAGTACAACTAGCGGTGGAACATACATCGCACCTTTTGCAAAGACAAACTAAAATGGAAACAAACAACAACGAAGTAATGGATATCCTCCAAGAGGAAGCCGCAGAAGTAATACAGGCAGTAAGTAAGATTCGTAGATTTGGCATGGATAATGGAAAACATGGAACTAACCAAACTAACAAAGAGCATTTAGAAGAAGAACTGGGCGATATGTTAGCTATGATTGATATTCTAATGATTAACAATGTTGTTAGTTGGAGTAGCTTACATGCGGCTAAACGTGCTAAAATAGAGAAGTTAAAAAAGTGGTCAAATATTCCTAATTTAGAGAATATCTGAGATAAATAAATTTGTAGAATGCCGTAAGGGTCTACATATTCTTGCTTAATTAAAGGAGAACAATATGAGCAAAATCATCGGTATCGATTTAGGTACAACAAATAGCTGTGTAGCAGTCCTAGAAAACGGAGTTGCTAAAGTAATTGAAAACAGCGAGGGCGCAAGAACAACGCCATCAATCATTGCATATACAAAGGACGACATCCTAGTAGGTGCAACAGCAAAACGACAAGCAGTCACAAACCCCAAAAATACAATCTACGCCAGCAAGCGCCTTATTGGTCGCAAGTTTGACGAAGCCGCAGTACAAAAAGATATAGACTTAATGCCATATACTATTGTCAAGGCTGACAATGGCGATGCGTGGATTGAGGCTAACGGCGAAAAGCTAGCACCACAACAGGTGTCTGCTGAAGTACTTCGCAAAATGAAAAAGACTGCTGAAGACTATTTGGGCCACGAAGTAACACAAGCCGTTATTACTGTTCCGGCATATTTTAATGATAGCCAACGTCAAGCAACGAAAGATGCTGGACGCATTGCTGGCTTAGAAGTGTTGCGTATTATCAATGAGCCAACAGCGGCGGCATTGAGTTATGGGGTTGATAAGACAGACAAGAAGGATCGCAAGATTGCAGTTTACGACTTAGGTGGTGGTACATTTGATATCTCCATTATTGAAATTGCCAACATCGATGGCGACAAACAAATTGAAGTACTATCAACAAACGGTGATACATTCTTGGGCGGTGAAGACTTTGACCAAGTGTTAATGGATTACCTAGTTGCAGAATTTAAGAAAGATAACGGCATTGATCTTAAACAAGACATGTTGGCTCTACAGCGTTTGAAAGAATCCGCTGAAAAAGCTAAGATTGAATTGTCTAGCACAACTAGCACAGCCGTTAACTTACCATACATTACCGCAGATGCTAGTGGTCCCAAGCACATGAATGTAACTATTAATCGTGCTAAGTTTGAATCAATGGTTGAAGAATTAATCAAACGTTCAATTGAGCCATGTAAAATTGCTATGAAAGACGCAGGTGTTACTAATGCTGACATTGACGAAATTATTCTTGTTGGTGGCCAAACACGTATGCCTAAAGTACAAGAAGCAGTTGAAAAGTTCTTTGGTAAAGCACCACGTAAGGATGTTAATCCAGACGAAGCAGTTGCCGCAGGCGCCGCCATACAAGGTGCTGTGCTAGCTGGCGATAAGACAGATGTTCTATTACTAGACGTTACTCCATTGACACTAGGTATTGAAACAATGGGTGGTGTAATGACCAAGTTGATTAAAAAGAATACAACTATTCCAACTAAGCATAGTCAAACATTTTCAACAGCGGACGACAATCAGCCAGCAGTTACTATCAAAGTGGCGCAGGGCGAACGTGAATTGTTTAAGTACAACAAATCGTTAGGTGAGTTTAATTTAGAAGGTATTGCTCCAGCACCGCGTGGCACACCGCAAATTGAAGTTACACTAGACATTGACGCAAACGGTATTCTTAATGTAAGTGCCAAAGATAAAAACACTGGCAAAGAAAATAAGATTACTATCAAATCTGATTCTGGATTAACTGAAGCTGAAATTGAACGTATGGTTCGTGAAGCTGAAGAAAATGCAGAGTCTGATAAAAAGGCTCGTGAGCTTATTGAAGCTCGTAATCAAGCCGATGCTCAACGTCATCAGTTCCAAAAGGACTTTGACGAAGTTAAAGACCAATTAACTGATGAAGAGAAGAGTAAGATTGAAGAAGCACTCACAGCAATGGACACAGCCCATGCAGGTGATGATGTGGAAGCAATCACAAAATCTGTACAGACACTTTTTGAATCAGCAACTCCTGTGTTTGAAAAGAAACAAGCCGCAGAGCAAGCCAAACAACAGGCTCCGCAAACCGGTGAACAAACAGTAGATGCAAGCTTCACAGAAGTTGACTCTACAGAAAAAAAGTAATATAATAACAACGTAGGGTGCCTCCGGGGCCCTACAAATGTTCTTGCTAATAAGGAGATCTAAAATGACACACCAATTAAGAACAATTGACACAGCCGCTCTAGCACAACTGAGCAAAGCACTAGTGGGATTTGATCGCTATTTTACAGCGCCGCATCACCAAAATGGAAACTATCCTCCACATAACATCGTGAAGTATAGCGATACGCATTATGGTATCGAAGTAGCAGTAGCAGGTTTTAGTAAAGAAGAAATTACAGTAGAAGTTGACCAAGATCAACTCACCGTAAAAGGATGTAAACTAAATCAAGCAGATAGTCGTTTTGAATATCTACATCGTGGCTTAGCCGCTAGGGACTTTGAACAAACATTTACTCTTGCTGAGTATATGGAGGTTAAAGGAGCAGAAGTAAAGGATGGTATGCTTGTGATTGAAATTGAGCGTATTGTTCCAGATGCACTCAAACCTCGTACTATCGAAATTAAATAAGTGTAAATAAACCCGGGGGAGGCAACTCCCCCAATTTTAAAAAAGAGATAACAATGGCTAGCACTGATATTCAACTAGAAGAAAAGATTAAAATTAAAGTATCCGAACCAAAAAATTGGAAGGTTATTTTACTCAACGATGATTCAAC